GCTGTATCATTTGATCGTATTTATCTAAAGGTTGCGTGAGTGATTGTACGATTCTAGCCATTAGATATACCTGTTTCCTCCCATTAGGGGACTGTCAATACGTCCGCCGTCGGCAGCTGTTAAGATAGGAAGTTTATAAACTTTTTCTTCCTTCTGCATTTCTTTAAGCTTATCTAACATTCTTTTTTCTTTTGGAGTAAGTTTTTCCCCACCAAATTGTTCCATACCTTGTTTTTTTTGTAAATTTCGCAGTTGTATTAAAGGTAATTTTCCTAGCACTGCTTGTTGTCCTTCAATATCGCTGAGATCATCTCCTTGACCAGTGAATTGTGCTATATTTTTAGCTATAACATTTTCCTTTCCAGCAATTTGGCTTGATATATCTTTACCTCCGAAATATTTCTGTTTAACAATTTGCATTACATCTTGATCGGTAATTCCAATTTTTTTTGCAAAAGCAGTAGCGCTTTTGACTGTCTTATATAGATTATAGCCTTTTACTAATTTAGCAGGTAGCAACGCTGGAAGGACCATAGCCATAGCTATATTCCCCAGAGACTTCCAGAAGCCTCCTTCTTTTTGTAATTTTATTTTTGATTCAGCAGCATCCCATTTTTCTTGCTGCTCTTCTTTTTCGTACATACTTTTATTTTGCCAAGATAAATCAGCTTTTTTCTGTAAGATTTGAACTTGCTGTGTTTTTGCATCATCTCTTAAATCTGTTAGATCTATAAGTTTCCCATCCCTCTTTATAGAAGGTAGTCCTAATTCTTTTGCGTAAGCTCCAGTTCTTTGTGATTCTCGAATATCTTCTTGTAATTTTTGTTGTGCTTTAATGTCTCCTGCGATGTCCAGCATTTCTGTTGGTCTTTTAGTTGCAGTAGGTACTATCGGCATTACATCTCTTGTAATAGGTGCTACGATTGTTGGTTCTTTTTTTGTTATGTATTCTGTTTTAGGTGGAGTGTGAACTATAACTTGTCCTCCTCTATAAGGATCAGGAGCACTTCTAGCTACAGGTTGTGATTTTGCTGCTTGAACTGCGGCTCGAGCTGTAGCTTGATGCTGCTGTCCTCCTCTGTCGTGGCCTCCGCCGCCACTAGAACTCGCTCCTGGAGATTTTCCTCCTGGTCCCCCCCATTGATAGTTATATCTTAAACTTTTATCGATCATTATCTTCTTCCATCCGGTTGTATATCTAACTTAAACGTTCCCAGTTTCCAGTGAGTACCTGTGGCGGTATTTGAAATTTTCAGTGATGCCGCTCGCCCCCTTGCACGCGTATCAATTTTCGTTGTACTCGTACTTGTGGTAAAAGGTCCAAGCGACGAGCCACTAGATGACTGGTTAGCAAAGTCTCTTAAATTCAAAGTCACAATAGCATTCCCTGTTTGTTGTAAAAAATCAGGAATGATTCTTCTAATCTTTAACATATATTCTCCATCACCAGCTAGTCCTCTTTGGTCTAAATCAAAATCTCCACTTTCAATGTTGGCAGCAATAGCCGAGGTAGATCCTGCTTTCACCTGATTAAATCCTTTTTCATGTTCATAGTAGGTGCTAACACCATCGGTATTACCAACTGTATCATCACTTGTTGCACTTGAATCATATTCTGTTGCATGAGGTTTTCCAAATACTGCAGAATCTTGCCATGCTGTTCTTGCCAGCGAGCTGGTTGTCCATACCGGTCTTTCCGGCGTAGAATCCATATAATTATAAGTCACCGCTCGATCAATCGTATCTGCATTTTCTGATGCATAGAACCAAGTCACTTCGCCAAATAGATTATTTAATCCTGCATTAATATGTTGTCTTGGCACTGTATTTAAATCATCAAAAACATAATCTTCAACGAGGCACGCTAATGATTCCAGTTTACCGGTATATCTAAAGAAACCATTGTCCGACATCCAGTACGCAGAACCATCAACTTCAACTGCAGCGTTTTTACCTATGAGTCCACATCCTGTTCCCACCTGTTGAAATGAAAAAGTAAAAGGAGCGCCAACGAATCGCATGATGAATAATGCGTTATCGGTCCAGACGTAAATCGCGTCACGTCCCCTAATCGCTCCAATAATTCTTGTACCATCGGCAAGTCTTTGTGTGCCTGCAGTATTAGTTGCCGTTGGTGTATAAGTATTAATATCTTCTTGATCTGACCATCTAACATACATATTATCCTGTGTAGATGTGGTTCCAATGGTTGTTTCTGTTCCAAAATAAACCAAGTGTCGATCGGGTGTGGATACTAAAGAAATTCTTGAAGCAGTCGGTGCACTGGTAATAAGTGTTGCCCGTGTTGATGTTGAACCATCGGAATCCCATTCAAAGCTTGCGCCATCCGTAATAGTTGCAATCAGCTTGTTACCAAAATTATCCAAGTGCCATAAACCTGGCGCAGTTATAGTATCACCACTCACTGGATTACCCCATTGAATATAATCCGAAGCGTCGGTTACCGTTGCTCCATCCGAATGGGATGCAGCTGTGGTATTATACTTAGCTCGAGTGATTCCTGATATTCCCTCTGTGTCAGTATCGTTGGCAGTATAAGTAAGAAGTTCGCTATCAATTAAAAGTGTACCTGTAGAAGAAAAACCATCTGAATCGGCAAGTGTTAAACTAGTGGCAGATGAATTAATAGCACCATCCAGAGTAGATGTTACTTCTCCAGAAACTGTACCACCCCACTGTCCCAAACCCCAGCCTGATGCTTTGGCTTCAGTAGCAGGACCTACCGTATAATAATGTTTAACTCTTATTCCTCCGGATGTATCGGCTCCCGATCCACTTTCGTTTGAGCCCATCTCGATCGTAATCGTTGTGGAGGTTGGTACCGTGGCGACCATAAAAGTAGTATCGTCAAAATCGCTAGAACCAAAATCAGAATCGGTAATAGCAGTAAAATTATCACAACGGATAATATCGTACTGAGATATACCGTGAGCGCTTGCAAACGTGATCGTGACTGTGGCATCGCTACTGGTTGTTGAAAAGGCATTGGTTAAAGTGGTTGTACTTTTAAGAGGAGTAATATCATAAAAAATACCGCCAGAATAGACGTAAAGAATTCGATTAGTGCCAAGGGCTGCATATTTTACGCCGCTCGCATTAACGAAATGGTGTAGAGCTGTAGTTCTCCCCGTTAAAGTATTATCTCCAAGCTGAGCCCAGCCTCCTATTTTTTCAGGAGTACCATAACGAAAGCGAACGTAGTCACCGCCTTGCCACTGGTTTTCTCCACCAGTCGGTGTGACTTGTTTATTGAACCCAGGTGTAAATTTGACTTTTTGTAGCATAAAACCTTTATACTGTTAAAAAGACTGTCTGGCAATATGATTACGGTTTTGAATGTGCGTCTTTAATTGCTTTTATTGCATCTTTAAATGTTGTCGTACCATCCACCTGATCATGGTAGATCATATCTAATTGATCTCCGATAGATGGATAGCCACCTTCATAAGATGGTAAAGCTCTATCTCTTTGATATTGTCTAGCATTATAAGCAGTTTGTAACGCAGCTTGTTTATCCGTAATTTGTTGTTTGGTAATATTAGTTGGATTACCATCATGCCAGGTGATTTGATCAAGATCTTCTGCATTAACACTTATTTGTGCATGACCACCGTCTTGTGCTTTTCTAATTTCTACAATTGCTGTTGCTATACCAAAACCAAGTTCTGCCATTATGCTAATACTTCCATCGCTACGATTGTTGAGGCGGCATTCCAGCTAGTAGTTCTTGTTGTTTGTGGTCTATTTATAATCATTGTATATGCTGGGCCCCAAATATTAACTTGATATGTAACTTCCGAAGTTGTTGAAGGAGAATCGAGATACATCATGCTATTACCGCCTTGTTGTGAATAATTATCTGAACCACCTGATAAAGTACCCATTGCTGCTTCGTGACCAGTTGCAGCATCTCCTATATAAGTTGCAGCGTTGCCTCCACTTATTGTGGCATATATATAGTTTTGACCATACCGACTATTAAAAGAACCAAAACATACGTTAATTAAAATTTTACTGCTGGTAGCAACTGGTGTGATGTCTACCGACAATCCTGTGACAGCAGTTGGACTTGTTGAAGTTGTTGAAAACGTATCCGTTTTAAGCGTCTGGACCACCTGGCCAATCTTGCCTCCGCCACCGGCTGCTTTAAGCAATCCAGATGATCGACCTACATTATCTGATATTATTCCACTCATGTTTTTTATTCTCCTATTATAATGTTTGATCTAAATAGCTAACTACAACATCAACGTCTGCCGAACTTGCCGTTATAAAGCCTAGCATATCATTTGCTTCTAAAACTATTCGGTCGTTATGTACGAAAGTTTCATTGGCTCCTAATGCTTGTGTCTTATAAATGTAGTGATCTGTTCCGCCATCGTCATCATCGACATATAAATCAAAAGTCTCGGCGGCCCCGGCCGTCTCGCAAATTGAAATTGATAGAACAACGTAAGAGTGCCCTGCCGCACCATCGATCAATTTCGTTTCTGAATTTGAGCATGTCGGGTGTACTGCTACTTTGAATAGTTCACTTGCCATATTTTCCTCCTATTAAAATCCAAACACTACTGTTTTACCTGAACTTACAATATCTGGTGCCATTGTTCCAGCATTTGTTATTGCTCCACCGGCAGCAATAGCTATAGTAGATCCAGATAAAATTGTAAAGGTGTTTGCTGTCATCGTAAAATCATCAGCGCCTGCAATTTCAAAATCTATTTGGTCATCTGTTGGTGAAGAAATCGTTGTATTCCCATTAGCATCTAAAATAATAGCATCAGCAGTACCGTTAGTATCAAAAGTTGTACCAACAGTTGTTCCTGTAATCGTTAAATTGTCCGCAATCGTTGTTTCAGAAGTTGTATGTCCAATAGTAACTACGATACCAGATGTTTCTGTTGCTAATTTTAAAGCTCCTGTTGCATTTGTAACAAAAGAATCTGTACCATCATGATAGATAGTCATGTCCCCACCATCACCAATTTTAATTGGAGAAGAATCTGTTAATTCTAGCGCGTCATCAGACTCATCCCATAACAAGAAACTTCCAGAAGTAGCACCAAAGAACTTAACATCGTGCCCTGTATCATCGATTCCAGTTGTAATTGTACCAATACAAGTTAATGCAGAACCTGTAAAAGTTAAATTTGCTTCTGCGTCTAATTGAGTTGTAGTAGAAGCAATTGTAACAAGTTCGTTTTGAGTAGCATTGTTTAACTGTGTTACCGCTCCGGCTGAAGCATCTTCCCATGCGACAGCTGCGCCTGCACCACCAGAAGTTAACACCTGGCCATCGGTACCATAGTTAGCACCTGCAATTCCTATTTCATTATCCGCTGTAAATCTGAATTTCTCAGCAGCTGCTTCTGATTTACCTAATGCAAATACTAAATCTGTATTATTAACAGAAGTACTAAATGTATCATCTGCTTCTGCCCATATAGAAGCTGCTATTGCAACAGAATCCGTTCCATCAGCTTCTAAAGGTGCTTGAAAATCTATTCTTCCTAATTTATCTGCATCAACAACAGTTAGTTCACCAGTTGTAAGTTTTAATAAACCAGCACCTGCTGCAGTTGCTCCTC